GTTCTTGCCCACGTTTAAAAGTAGTTCCCATATTTAATTTTACCATAAATATTAGAAACGTAATTTTTTAAATGGAATGCAGGTGTACGAAATGTGATACTTTGAAACCGATCGATAGTTTTCGATTCCGGAATTCAAGGTCTACTTACGATAAGACATGCAAAGAATGTCAGAAAATCCGTACCGATGAACTTACTAAATTAAGAATCGACAGCCCAAAGTTAACCATAGGTCGAAAGATTTGTAGAGTTTGTGGATTTGAACTCCCGATCGATAATTTTTGTAGCTTATCTAAGTCTTTAGACGGCCACACTTCTAGGTGTAAAAGCTGCGACGCTAAATATAGAGCTTCTAGATATAATTATCGATCAAAAGATAGACTACGAAAAAATGTAGAAAGGTATAGGAAATCACATTCTTCTGAGATTTCTGATAGGAAGAAGCAGAAGAGGCTTTTAGATGGCGACATTGTTCGTGCTCAGGAAAAAGAACGCAGACGATGTATTAGAAAGAAAGCTTTAGACCTTCTTGGTGGGCAATGTATTGAATGTCAAGATCGCGATATTGATTACTTGTGCATAGATCATGTGAATAACGATGGGAATGTAGAAAGGAAAACTGTGAAAGAATCTCAAAAAGTATACTCTCGTATATTAAATGGGACCGTTGATGAATATCAAATACTTTGTGCTAACCATAATAGAGAAAAACATTTAAAATATGTTCGTTCATTGGATCGAAATGACTCCCCTTTAGACCTTAGAGAGAGACTATGCTCCGTATGTAAAAAGATAAAAATGGTGGGGGAATTTTCGAAGGATAAATACAAATCTCTTGGACGTAAATCTGAATGTAAAGATTGTTATAGTGATCGTTCTATTCAACGCAAAACACGCGTTATGAAGAAGCTCGGTGGGCATTGCGCGCTTTGTCGTAATGACAATTTGGACCATCTGGAAGTGGACCACATAAATGACGACGGAAGTAGTCTCCGTAAATCAGGAGACGATTCTTCTATATATTTGAAGATCATGTCCGGTGTGTACGATTTTGGGCATCTACAAATCCTTTGTTGTAATTGCAATATGAAAAAATCTCGATCAAAATGATTCCATACGAATTTTCTGACTTATCGGTGAAATATTCAGAGAAAGATGATAGAATAGTATCTATTTTGAATGAACATCACTATGCTGGGATTGGTAGACCCGCGAAAGCTTATTATATCGCCGAGATTGCAGATAAAATAGTATGCGTTTGTAAGTTCGCTTCTGTTGTTCGTCTGGGAGTAGCTAAAAAGGAAGGGTTCGATCATTCAGAGGTTTTGGAGCTCGATAGACTTTGTGCCCATCCAGACTATCAGAAGAAAAATCTCATGTCGTGGTTTCTATCTCGCGTGATTAAACATGTAAAGACCGACTTCCACGCAATAAGACTGCTCGTCTCTTTTGCTGATACCGAACAAGGACACTTTGGCGGAGTTTATAGAGCCTCGAATTGGACTCCATGTGGCATCACGCGTACGAGTTATAACTATATCGGAACTGACGGAAAGACTATCAACAAGAAAACCCTATACAACTGGGCATGCAGAGATGGTATGTCTGAAAAAGATAAAGCGGCATCTTTAGGCTTGTCTAAAAGTATTTTGGCCCCGAAAATTAAATTTAAATATTGTTTGTGAATGTAAACTTCACTATTGGAAGAATGGCCGAGTGGTCGAAGGCGCACGACTGGAAATCGTGTAGGCGGTAAAACGTCTCAGGAGTTCGAATCTCTTTTCTTCCGCTATTGTGAATTCGGCCCTCTTTGGGCCGGAATATATTTACTACTTTCTGGTCCGACTATCGTACTTTTTACTTTGACTTGTTTTATAGCGATCCAAAAACCGTCTTTTTTCTCTTTCCCCTTATGTGATAACTCTATGTTTATCTCTTCTGGAAGATTTTCACTTGGTTGAAATACGTCGTAACCCCGTAGTTTAAATCCGTTGACGTATTTTTGATCCAACTCTCCCTCATCTGTTCTTACGAGAAGACGATAATGAGATCTTCTATCATGTCTCCAGTTTAGTTGTCTGCCGGTTACTTCACTATTTTCAGATTTTTGAGATATGAATTCCGGTACTTTCACTTTATAAAATGGTGGTGGTGGAAGTACTTTCCTACCTTTATCTAGTTTCCATTTTCTCACCTGCCCTGGTGTTGGTGCCACTATGGGACTTGAAATCATGCCTTCCACTATTTTACATATGGCTTCTTGGAATGCCGGGTTTTCCATAATTATGAAACCGCTGCGACCATCCCTCATATAATATATTGATACAGAACTTTCTCCTTCAGTAAGTATCCAAGCAATAATCATTCCGTATTTGTTTATATCTTTGTAAACAATTTCTTTTATATTCTCGAAATCGAAAAGAGGTAACGGACTGCCTTGAATCACCATGACAGATTTGAACGGCAGATTTTTTATCTCTTTCGGTTCCCTATCACTTGCTTCGGATTTCACATTTGAAAGCATGGACGATAGTTCGCCTATCGATATCGCCATCACTCTCGATTCTTTTACAGACTGAGCCAACTTCTTGACTTCGTTCACGATGTGAGTTTGTTGATTTTCTTTTGTATCTTTTAGGCGATTTGCGGTATATTTTATTTCTGCTGCAATTCTCGATATATATTCATCGTTTATTCCTTCAGCATCGGCGGACGCCTTTTCTGACATGACCCTCATGAAACTGATACTCGGTTTCCCCATATCTATGAGTCGGTTTTTTGTTTCTTTTTTAATGGAAAGCCTATCAGCTAGAACTTCATATTTTTTATCATTCATGACTCTATCCATGCTTATACCGTTTATTTTTACCGTTTCACTATTACGATTTCCGTTCTAATGTAGGATTCCACATGAATAAAACTCGTCCTGGTAACGTTCATATTATTGGTGGTGGAACCGTAAATCATATCCGACCTCATTTAGCTATTTCGGCCCCAGCTTATGGGAAAGTTGCAAATCAGATCTACGACTTAGCTGTTAGGAAATGGAGTCATGTAGGTCTTCATATGACCAAGATGGCGTGTTCCGGAGATTCTGACTTAGAAACTAATCATGACGTCTCTCTTTTGCTAGATCGTTTAATTAGTGATGACAAAACAAAGGTGATTTTTCTTACCGCAGCTTTATGTGATTTCAATGGTCACGTTATTCAATCCGATATGGATAATAATAACACATTTAATTATACGGACAGTGGCAAAGATAAACTGCGTCTAAAATCCGATAAACCGGTTGAACTCGGCCTGCTCCCTGCTGAAAAGTTAATATCAAAAATTCGATCGGTCAGAAAAGACATATTTCTCGTTGCTTTCAAAACTACGAGTGGTGCTACTGAAGATGAACAGTTTTTGGCCGGCTTGAATCTTCTTAAAAAGAATTCGTGTAATCTTGTTTTAGCTAATGATGTTCACACAAGAATGAACATGATTATAACTCCTGAACAAGCAAAATACTCAGTAACCACAAATCGAGAGTCTGCTTTACGCACTCTTGTTACAATAGCATCGGCTCGCTGCGGTCTTTCTTTTACCCGTTCAACAATCGTTCCTGGGGATCCCGTTCCTTGGTCTTCAAAACAGATCCCTAATTCTCTACGAAGAGTGGTGAATTGGTGTATAGCGCAAGGCGCATATAGACCTTTCAACGGTTCAACTGTTGGTCATTTTGCGGTGAAAACACCAGGCGATGAATTTTTAACTAGTATTAGAAAATCCGACTTCAATAAATTAAATGAGACTGGTCTAGTAAAGATCGTATCTGGTGGAAAAGATGAAGTTTTGGCCTACGGCAGTAGGCCCTCAGTAGGTGGTCAAAGCCAACGCATCATATTTTCAGAACATGATGGGTATGATTGTATAGTTCATGCCCATATTCCTTTAAAAGAAAATGTTAATACGATTCCTATTGCCCAACAATGGCCTTATGAGTGTGGCTCTCACGAATGTGGTGAAAATACTAGTAGGAACCTCAAAAACTTTGGGATATGCAAAGCCGTCATGTTGAATAATCACGGACCTAATATTGTTTTTAAGAAAAATACGGATCCTGAATTGTTGATACAATTTATTGAGGATCATTTTGATTTGTCTAAAAGCACAGACGACGTTTTGTGGAAGAATTCTCAACTGTAAGATGGAAGAATTCTCAACTGTAATATGGTTCATTGGTGTAATAGCCGAATGATCAAGGCACCTATTTTGAAAACAGGTGAATCCTTGTTAATCGCGCGATTTGCACAGGATTTTTCGATAATCGGCGCCACTCTTGCCATTGTATCGAAAAGCTTTAGATAGGCTCAGACCACGTTAAACGTGTTTACTTGCGAAATTCACACATGTTGGATTGGAGTATGATATGAGTTCGGACATATTCTCAAAGTTTGCCATTTCAGTATCGAGTGCATTCCAGGGTTTAGGGTCGAAGGTATTTGTCGCGGACCTGGACGGGGATGCACTCTACGAAAAATATCTTGAGTCCTTTCCTGATGGCACGAATCCGATCTTCAAGGTTCGCACTGAACATGACTGTTCCTGTTGCAAGCAGTTCATTCGTCGCGCAGGCACTGCAGTCGCGATCGATGACAATTTGAAGGTCCATACAGTGTGGGACACTGCAGCGGAAGGGTCAGGCTTCTACGCTGAAGTCGCGACCGTGCTTAGAGACGAGGTACGTACTGCCGGTATCCGAGATATCTTCCGTGTAGCCCCAAACGAGGGCTCATTCGGCGCCCCTCAAACTCGTTCGCTCGATGCGGTCACGCAAAAGGCGTGTACCTGGAACCACCTGTACACCGGACCCATCTTCGCGGGTCTACAAACACGGCTACCCGACACCGCACGCGGGGACTATCGAACCGCTGCCCAAGTCCTCGAACGCGGACTCCTCGAACTTTCCCCGGAAGCCGTGGAAACTGTTCATTCTTTGATCACATCAAACGCCCTGTACCGTGGTACCGAGCACCTGGCAGCCGTAACCGCCTTCCAAAAGTTGCAGCGGAGCTTCTCCAAGGCCAAACCAAAGTCCAAGCAAAGCCTGTTCAAGTGGAAATATGCGGAACACGCCGCAGCAAGATTCCGCAACACTGTGATTGGGACTCTCGTACAAGACTTGTCTGAGGGCCAGGATATAGAGCGCGCTGTAAAGAGTTTTGAGACGAAAGTCGCACCGCACAACTACAAGCGAACCACGGCATTGATCACGCCCGGCATGGTGAAAAAGGCCATGGAGACGATCGAAACGCTCGGACTAGAATCAGCGCTTGAACGCCGCTTTGCTGTGATTGGCGACGTTTCGGTCAATGATGTGAAATGGGTCGACGGTACCGTCAAACCCCTCATGAAGGGAGGCATCGGTGACGTGCTCATGCAGCACGCGGTCTCAAAAAATACTAAGGTCAAGGATGAGGAACGTGCTCAAGATATCAGCCTCGATGCCTTCATGACTACCATATTGCCTGAGATACAAGGGCTTGAAATCTTCCTTAAGGGGGGTTTATTGAGTAACCTCGTTTCCTTAACTGCTCCAGTACACCCTGAGCCAAAGCAACTGTTTCGGTGGACGAACGACTTTGCATGGTCCTACGGCGGCAATGTGGCCGACTCAATCAAAGAGCGCGTCAAAAAAGCAGGGGGCCGTGTCGATAACGTAGCCATGCGTGTGTCCCTATCGTGGTTCAATTTTGATGATCTCGACATACACATCTACGAGCCTGGAAACGGTCACATCTACTTCGGTCACAAGCAAGGTGTCACGGGCGGAAATCTAGACGTGGATATGAACGCCGGACATGGCAGTACCCGCGAACCTGTTGAGAACGTCGTCTGGTCAAAACCGCCGCCAAGTGGTAGCTACAAAGTTGTTGTGAACAACTTCAGTCGCCGTGAAACCGGCGATCCTGGCTTCGTGGTTGAAATAGAGAACGACGGCAAGCTCTCGCACTACTCCTACAATAAGAGTGTTGGAAAGAACATCGAAGTCGCGACGCTCGAATTGAAGCTCGGTATTATCAGCGGCGTGAAAGTCGGAGATGACATCGCTACAGCCAATATCTCCCAGGAAAAATGGGGTTTGAAAAGCGAGCAATATGTCAAGGTCAATGCGGTCACGCTGAGTCCCAACTATTGGGGAGAGAACCAGGTCGGTAACTTGCACACTTTCTTCGTGCTAGAAGGCGCGAAAAGTGATGAGGATGCCCGAGGATTCTATAACGAGTTTCTACATCCTCGATTGGAGCCTCACCGGAAGGTGTTTGAGGTGATCGCCGACAAGACCAAATGTCGCCCCACTGAAGGACAACTTTCTGGTCTCGGATTTTCGTCTACCAAGCCGGATCAATTTCTCGTTCGCGCCCAACAGGGCAATAAACGCCGCCTGTTCAACATTCATGTAGGAGCCGTCAAGTGACAAACATTTTTGAGTATGCCACATACAATAAGCTACGCTTTGTATCTACACGCGGGGAGTTGAACGTGGAGCAACTTTGGGACGTGCCGCTGCGTTCCAGGGATGATTTCAATCTCAATATGGTAGCCAAGGCAGCAAGCAAGAGCTTGAAGGAAGCTACAGAGGAGAGCTTCGTCGATACCACGAGAACGACTGCACAAGTTCGTCTCGAAACAGCGTTAGCGGTCGTAAAGCACGTGATTGAGGTACGGGTCACTGAGGAAAACGCTATCAGGAAGCGATCGGAGAATCGAATCGAGAAGGAAAAATTACTCAAGATTCTTGCGGAGAAGCAGGAAGGCAAACTCAGCACTCTCTCTGAGAACGAGTTGAAGAAGCGTATTGCGGCATTAGAGGATTGAACATATAAGGATGGTCTCCATACCATTCCAATGTAGGTGTTTCTCCGATAAGTTTATACTTGAAAAGAAATCCCTACACATGCAATTTTATATTCTTGCGGGTATACCCAAGTGTAAGATGGATCTTTGGTAGGATGGCCGAGTGGTCGAAGGCACCGGTTTTGAAAACCGGCGTGGGGTAACTCACCAGGGGTTCGAATCCCTTTCCTACCGCCAATTCATCGGAGATTCGACATGGTTCGTCGTATCACAGATTTTCTCATTAAGGTTTCTAAAACCTGGAAAGCCTTTATGTGTAATAAGACAGACCTTATCACGATCGGTGTTCGTTCCGATGCGACTATTGATATTGATTTCATGTTCAATGACAAAGAAGAGAACGATGTGGTTTGGAAATCAAACAATATAACCATAGAACAGGCTGAATTCCTTATGGCCGAACTTGGTGTTATAATGCCCAGAGCTAAACTTAGAGCGTCTACTATTAAAGATATTCAAGTGAAATCCGAGGAATCTCAGGTGAAATCCGAATATTCTTCTCCTGTCGTAAAAAATGTCGGCAACTTGAAAAATGTCACTGAGAAGAATATGGATGGCGTTAATAACGCTACATCTTAAATTGTTGAACCGTTTAAATGAACGGTTGTGGCTTTCAAACATTAATCTGATTTTTAGATGTGTTGTATATCCATAGCTTATCCAGCAAATCTCTTTTTGTCTAAAAGACATGGAAAGCTTTGGTTATGGGTAAAGTACATGTTGTGAGCATCGGTGTCAGGTCTGATTCTACGATAAACGTTGATTTTAAACAAATCACGACTGGGGATGAAGAGGCTCCGTGGTACAGTAATAATTTGACTATTCAACAGGCTGAATTCCTTCAGGAAGAGATAGAATTCGCCTTATTGAGAGTCAAGAGTCATAAACAAAGTTTGACCATCACTGAACCAGGTGTCAAGCACCCGAAAGCTGACTTGACAGTAGCAAATACAAATGTTCGTGATTCTATCCCTGTCATTCGTCGCACTAAGGGTATGAGAGTCTACGTTACTAACCTTCAGAAGATGTTCATCCTTAGTGAGGGTTTTTCAAATAAAGACTGGGTTGAAGAATGAAGTCGGATAGCTCAGTGGAAGAGCGCTGCCCTTACAAGGCGGATGTCGTGGGTTCAACCCCCACTCCGACTACTGTGGTTGTTAGAAGAGGGCTTGGGTGGCTTTGGTCATGCTGAAATCCTAGAGTAAGAAACATGAAAATGTTTCTTACTCGGAATACGTTTGTCCATTACTCTTCTAACAATCCTTCGGGATATAGCTCAGCTTGGTAGAGCGCCTGCTTTGGGAGCAGGAAGTCGTCGGTTCGAATCCGGCTATCCCGACTAAGGAACTTTATGCCGATTTATCTTTTAATATTCATACTTTTGTCTTCATGCAAACTGGATAAACCTTTATCTATTAAAGGGAGGGGTGGATTTGCGAAAAGTATATCATATGTTTTTGACGATCGAACTGAACTATGTTATGCTGTTAAAGAATTTGAGACGTATGGTGGATATAGAATTGAGAGTTTTACGAACATACCATGTTCTTCTCGTGTCGAGAACATCATTAAAGAACAAAACAAGCCACCTGAAGAATGACTTCCGTTTGTACTGTTGAGAAAAGGGGAAACAACTGTATGGGTAAGAGACTATATGTAGGCAATCTTCCATATAACGCTACCAATCCAGATCTTAAATCTTGGTTCGAATCAAATGGTTCTATAGTAGAAGACGCATTCGTAGTTTTTGATAGGGAAACCCAGAGATCAAAGGGTTTCGGATTCGTCACTGTTGAGGATTCTAATTTTCAGGATTCTTTGAAATTAAATGGTGGTGACTTTAACGGTCGTGCGCTTCGTATAAATGAAGCCATAGAAAAAAGTGCTGGATCAAGACCTGCTGGCTTTCAACCTAGGAGTAGTTTTTCTGGCGCCCCTGCTCCTGGGTATTCGGATCGTTATTCACCTCCTGCTTATCAAGATCGCGGACCTCCTGCTTTCACTCCTCCACCGTCAAATGTAAGATTTGGTGACTCTAAACCGCCTAGGTCTACAAGTTCTGAATTTGATAAACCGAAGCGTAAATCACCACAAGAGCAGCGTAGGCCAAAGAATAACAAGAGATGGGAAGACTATAGCGATGATTGAGGTTGTTGCCGCCTTAGCTCAGTTGGTAGAGCACTAGTTTTGTAAACTAGCGGTCGCCGGTTCGACTCCGACAGACGGCTCCAGGTGTTGACTATATGGGTCCGTACCAACGTTTGACAAATTTAAGGATCAAGTCTTGTAGGTTCAGTTTGGGCTTACAAGGCGGCGCTATTCCAAGGTAGCTCAGTGGTAGAGCGAGCGACTGTTAATCGCTTGGTCGTTGGTTCGATCCCAACTCTTGGAGCCAGATTCATTTTCTTCAAATGTTTCGATGTACCTAGGGATCGATCGCAAACGGTCAGCGACCTGGCTTTTAACCAGTTTTTAGTGGGTTCGACTCCCACCGGTCCCACTAATTAGACTATTTCTAGCATATTCTGTAACTCATTATCTGACAATAAACCATAGACTCTCCAGATGTAAACTGCGCTGTGCGATTGGGATCTAACGATTTTGATCTGATTGCATAACTACAAAGGGAGAGTTTTCTGTCATGAAGTTATTCATTTCTGTTGCGGCCACCATTTTCTTTTTATCTTTTGGACTATCGGTGAGTACGGCTCAAGACGCTTCATCAAACGAAGCAGAACTCATGTCAGTGATGCCTTCTGCCAACCCACCTATGTCAAAGGATGATTCAGTGTTTTACCCGAATAGGACATGTCGATGTGCAGGTTGGGAGTGTTTACATGAGCCAGATCTTCCTCCTTTGTGCTGGTGTGTCAACTGGGTATGCTATGATTTTCCAATCAGAAAGTGGTAATTTGATATGAATAGAACGACCCCCATCGCAATAGGTTCTGCCATAATCGGTGCATTGCTAGCAATGCTAGGATTGAAAGTTTTTGGCTGGAACAGTGTGGATAAAACTACAGTTTTGGATTTTTCAAGAGAAACTGGATCCACGGTGGTGGGTCGTTCTACTCTAGCTGGAATTTCCACACCTGCCGTTTCAATCCCATCTTCTCCACGCCTTCCAGCACCAGCGGTTGCTTTCGTACCAAATACCGCATTTCCTACAGAAGCGACATCCGGAGATCGCGAACGGCTGAGTCAAATAGCTAAAACCATCATACCTCATGGGCGTGCATGGCAAGCGCAGCATGGGGATGAATCAAGTCAGACTCAAGCAAAAGTTATTCTTGCAAAAAAGAAACGATATGACGATCTCATTGAGTCAGAAGTGCGATCGGCAAGTAAAACTATCAACCTTATTAAGCAATTTGATTCCTTGCTTTCCGATAGCGAATCGCACGTACAAGACGCACGATGCGGTGAATCTATATGTAGAGTTGAACTGATACATGAAAACGACCTGGCAGCCTTAGATTTTCAACCGGAAATGGTCTTAGATGCTTCAAATGGTATGTCCATGGAAACGATTATGGACCGTTCTGATGAAGATGGGAATCTGAAGCATTTCATATATTTTCGTTCACCTGAAGATATTTCAGATGAGCAAAAGCGTGCATTCATAGAGATCGAACGCCAAAGTGCAATTCTTGCAAACGGCGACTAGGTATTGATCACTTGCACTAATAAGTTGCGAGTTCCTATTGTCTATATAGGTAAGGAAAGTATCCCATCCCTTAGACACGGGTTCAATTCCCGTTAGGAGCAAAATGTCAAGGAAAATGATCAGCACCACTATTTATATGTCTCAAGAACAAGAATTGAAACTCAAAGAGTTGTCTAAAAGAACCAAGGTCCCTGTTTCTGTCTATATTAGAGATGGTATCGATATGATTCTTTCTGACAATAAAAGTGTTTTCGATCGGCAGGTATCGTTCGATTTCAAGTGATTGTTTTTGAACATACTGAATGGTTCGAGTTCGAATGTAAGATTTTGTATGGCTGAGATAGCTCAATTGGCAGAGCGCGTAAAATACCTAAGCTGATTTTCTCCCGAAGGGGTAGTGAGAGCGTGGGTTACTTCCATTTTAAGGACGAGGTCGCGGGTTCGAGTCCCGTTCTCAGCCCCCAGTTTGTATGTTCTAATCAGTACCAATTTATCTGATGTCAGATGAATTGGTACACGTTTTTGTTTTTACTAATTCGTAGTTTTGTATGTAGAAAAACAGATACAATGTTGCCTTTTTGTATGTGATTTAAGGACTGTCTCAGGTAATTCTACCTGACTGGGTGGCATGTCACACTACATTAGAGGTATTAGATGAGTGAAAATGATCCTGAAAAGGTAGACTCTGATAAAGACGATGTAGAAGACTCTGCCCCCATGGATTTGCCGGAAGTACCGGAACCAGAGTATAAATCGGAACCGGAACCGGAACCGGAACCGGAACCGGAACCTGCACCGGAACCTGCACCGGAACCTGCACCGGAACCTGCACCGGAGCCTGTCGTCTCTGTGATGGATCTTCCTGAGGTCCCAGAGCCCG